GACGGTCTGGGCGTCGCCGTGGACCTCGTAGGTCCCGGTTGAGACGCCGAGCATCGGGAGGAAGCTCAGCGGGGCGAGCAGCGCGAGATCGTGGCGCCCGGTGAGGGCGATGATCGCCGCGACCGCCAAGAGGATCGCGACCGCCGTGACCCAGTTGAGCGCGAGGAACGCCAGCCCGTGACGGTTACGCATCGGCGTAGTCCTTTCCGACGCCGGCGTTCTTCGCCAGCAGCCCGATGTCCCGCGTGATCGGCTCGGCTGTCTCGACGGCGTCGCCGGCCGCGATGAGCGTCTTCGCGTCGGCGGCGTCGAGCTCGAGGACCTGGGTCGCGAAGATCGTCTGCCCGGACGAGGGCTCGGTGGTCCGCTTCACCGCCATGACCCGCTTCGTTGTCGCCATCGCGTTCCTCCTTGCGCCTGTTGTCTGTTAGCCGTGGCTCGCGACGGCCATCTTCGGGTTCATCTGCCCGCCGCCGATCGTGTGGCGGACCTTGTACTGGATGCTGTCGGTGTCGAAGTCGCCTTCCATCGGCGGCACGAGGCCGGCCCCGATGCGGATCGCGTTCGGGCTCTTCATGTAGAGCTCGGGGGTCTCGTGCCCGCGGAGGTGGCCGAACTCGAGGGCCGGCTTGCCGACGTCGGGATTCGCGAAGATGAACCACGAGCTGTTGCCGTGGCTCGAGGAGGCGACGATCGGGATGTACGGGTTCACGTCGAGCTGAACGCGGCCCTTCATCCAGTTGACGGCGATGAGCCGTTCGTCGCTCGTGCCGCCGGCGTCGTTGAACCAGATCTGGAGCGCGTTCAGGACGTTGAGCGCGGTGATCTCGAGGGCCGGCGGGACCACGAGCCGGGCGCTCGTGACCACGATCGGCTCGCCCTCCTCGTCCTTCTGCGCCGCGAGGACCTGCATCGCGGTCTGGAGCGCGGCGACCGAGAGTGCCGGGCTGCCGGTGACGATGTTCGCGTTCCCGGAGGAGAAGAACGACGCGTCCGGACCGTTCACGTCGACGAACAGCGTCGTCGCGAGCTTCTCCTCGGTCCGCTTGGCCGCCCGGCCGAAGCGCTGCGGGACGTCCTGGAGCGCCTGGAGGTCGTCGTTGATCATCGTCTCCCAGGCGAACGGGATCCGCCGGCCGTACTTCGCGACGCTGTACTTGTGGACGGCCTCGGTGAGCTTGGACTCGGGGTACTCGGCCTGCTGGTTGACCGGTGCGAGGGTCGACTCGCCGCCGAAGATCTCGAACCGCTTGACCTCGCGGAAGTCGGCGACCGTCGCCATCTTGCAGTAGTTCTGGTACGAGGTCGGCCAGGCCTCGTAGTTCGCCAGGACCTGGCGGTCGATGATGTCGCCGAACAGCAGCGGGAAGTCGCTCGTCGTGAGGGCCTCACGGAGCAGGTACGCGGGCTTGCGGCCGGTGTAGAGGTCGGCGACGAAGTCCGACGCCTCCACCAGGGCCTGCATGTACCGCGGATCGCGGCGGCCGCGCTCGGCGAGCGATCGGACCCGGGCCCCGTCGCCGTTCGCCCCGCTCAGCTTCGAGAACGCCTCGCGGACGTTCGCGGCCTCGGTGTGGATCTGCTCCTGCAGCTCGAGAAATTCCATTGCCTTCTTTCCTCCTGAGACCGTCTAGGCCGCCATGAGGACGGCCTTCGCCGTCTTCGCGCCGTCGTAGGTGTGGCTCGACAGATCGACCGTGTTCAGCGCGACGTCCGCCGGATCGACGGTCACGCCATCGGGCGCGACGAAGACGCCGTCGAACAGCGCGGCGAAGACCTCGCTCGCGGCCGCGTGGACCTGGGCCAGCCCGAGCAGATCGCCGAACCCGATCGTGATGCGGTCCGCGATCCCGGCTCCGGCGTCGATGATCCAGCCGGCCGTCCGCGCGCCGGTGAGGGTCTTGAACGCCTTCGTGCTCGCGACCGCCGCGTTCGGGGTGAGCACGACCGTCTCGTGGATCACGACGTCGTCGACGTCGGTGCCGTCGAGCACGATCGAGCCGACGGTGTCGTTGTCGGCGGGCGCGGCCGTGACGGTGGCGAGGGTGACCGTGACGTTGCGCGGCGGGTTGCCCGCCGGGAGCGTCGTCGCGTCGAGGGTGTAGGCGGTCGCCTTCATCGCGACGTCGGCGAGGAAGTGATCGGCCACCGCGAGGTCGGGCGCGCCCAGATCGTTCCCGTAGAGCCCGCCGGACGCGACGATGACGCCGGGCCCGAGCTTGGGCGCCGTCACCTCGGCGTCGTGGATCATCGCGGTCCGGACCTTCGTGGCCCCGATGGCCGTGACGCCCGCGCCGGTCATCGTGACGTCGCCGGTCATCGTCGCCGCGATCACGTCGTCGCCGTCGCCGAGCGGGAACGTCCCGGCGGCGTGGATGTCGAGATCGGCCGGAGCGGGCGGATCGCCCGTCGAGACCTTCAGCGACCCCTCCGGTCCGGCGGCGAGCTTCGCGTTGGTGACCGAGCCGTCGGCGAGGTCGAGGGTGCCGGTCGATGATCCGGCCGCGCTCAGCTTCACCGTGACCGGGCCGGTGGCGCCGGACCCGAGGCCGGTGAGCGCGGTCCCGGCGAAGTAGCCGCTCGACTTCTTGCTGAGCTTCGGGGTGTCGGCGTCGACGAAGAACAGATCGTCCCCCACGATGATGGCCGAATTGCCCGCGTCGTTGATCGCCTTCGCGGTGAGCTCATAGCCCCCGCCGAGGTCGACCACCACCGGATCGGTCGAGATCTGGTCCTCGAGCGCGACGCCGACGAGCTTGCCGACGCGCACCGGATCGCCGCTCTTGATGAGCGAGGTCGGGTTCGACGGCGCGAGAGTCAGCGTGCGCGCGTCGTGGAACTTCTCGTTGGCAGCCACGGTTACGCCGCCCTCAGCAGGACGTCGATCTTCAGCGTCTGGTTCGTCGTCAGCACGCCGAGGGCGATGCCGAAGAACGCGTCGGCCGAGCCGGAGGAGTTGTTCACGTGCGTCGTCGCGTGGCCCGCGCCGAAGTCGCCGGTCCCGGTGTCGTGGAAGTAGAGCTTGTCGCCGATCGCGACGCCGCTCGCTTCGTTGTCGTCGACGACGGTCTCGAACACCCCGTCGAGCGCGACCGTGGCCTTCTCGCTGGCCTCATCTTCGTCGGTGAGGGCGACCCCGCAGAGTTTGCCAATGCGGACCGCGTCACCCGACAGCGGCTCGGCCGGCGAGGTCGCGGTCGCGGAGAGGGTGTGGCCGTCGGCCTTCTGATTGGTGGCCATCGCTAGTTCCTCCCGGCCGCCGCGATCGTGGCCGTCTTCTCGTCCAGGCCGAGCCGACGGAACGACTCCTGGAGCCGCTTCTCCGACGCGGCGAAGAGCTTCGACTCGTCCTCGGTCGGGGCCGCCCCGAAGCCGTGGACCTTTCCGGCGCCGGTCGCCTTCGCGAGGTAGTCGGCCTCGCGCTTCACCGCCTCGGTGATCGCGGTGGTGAGCGCCGCGCGATCGAGAGTCCCGTCCTTCATCGGCGGGTTCGCGCTCATCGTCTCGGCGATCCGCTCCTTCGCGGCGTCGGGCAGCGGGCTGCGGGCGACCTCGCGGACCGCGACGTCGCGGGCCTCGCGCAGCACGAGCGCGAGCTCCGCGCGCGCGACGCGCTCCTTGAGCTCGGTCACGGTCTTGTCGTCCACGTCGATCTCCTTCTGGGTGGTTTCGCTGACGTTGTGTGCGCGCGAGTGGCAGGCCTGCATCGTCGATTCCTTCGCGTCGCCCATCAGGTCGGGGTCCTTGTAGTGGGCATCCTTGAGGTGCTGGCGCAGCGTCTCGGCCTTGAGGTCGAGATGCGGGGCATCGGCCTCCTTCGCCGTGGTGGTGGTCGAGGTGGCGGCCATCTTCGCCGGGACGTACTTGCCCGCGGCGTCGATCGGGGCCGCGCATTCGCTGCAGTGCGTGGCGGCTGCGGTCGCGATCCGGTCGGCGGCCTCGAACAGCTGCACGATCCGTCCGCCGGCGCCGGCCTGGGTGACGTAGTCGACCGACTTCGCGGCGACGAGCTGCTCGATGATCGTGCCCTCGCGCCCTTCGGCCTCGCCGCGCTTGCCGCGACCGAGGGCCCGGATCGAGGTCCCGATGTACGGCGCGTACTCCTCCAGGAGCGGCTGGTAGTTGCTGAAGATCCGCGACTTCGCGTAGAGGCCCTCGCCCTCGGGGCCGTGCTCGAGGTAGCGCGCCGGCTCGGCCTGCACGCTCACGAGGTCGCGCAGCGAACGCTCGGGCCGCTGGACCTCATCGGCCTTCGTCGGATGGTCGAGGTAGTTCTTGGTGCCCTCGGCGAAGACCTTCGGGCCGTCGCGCTCGAGGACCGCCTTCGAGTAGTAGCCGCTCGAGCCCCAACCGGGCTGGATGATCTTGAGGAGCGCGGTCCCGTCCTTCGCGATCGACTTCTCCGCGAGCGGGATCACATCGCCGGCAAGTTCGACATCGACCGCGAGTTCGGCGGTGGCCGCGGTGCCGGACTCACGCAGGTCGATCAGTCGGCGCGTCGATTTCACATGCGCAAGGCGTACTGTCCGGTCGGCGCGCTTGTCAAGCGGTCAGTGCCCGCGGAGGGGCAGCTGGTCCGTCGAACGGACGCCGTGGAACCGCCGCACGCACCCCGGGCAGAGGCGCTGACGGTCCTCGAGCGGGATCGCGGCGGTCGCGCCGGGCATGAAGCAGATCGCATCCGCCGGCGCCGGCTCGCTGCACAGGGTCTTCGACGCACCGGGGAACCGGATGAGATGGCGACGGCCGCGCTTGATCGTCCGGAGCGCGGCCTGGACGCGCGGATTGGAGCGCGGGGGCGTGACCGTCATGTCGGTTCCTCCTCAGTTCGCGGCGCGGTACGTCGAGCTGCACTCGCAGTTCGGATGCTCGGGCGGGACCTCGGCCCCGGACGGGAACCGCGCGGCGAACGGGATCCAGCCGGCCTCGCCGTTCTCGATGCAGGGCGCGTCCTCGGGCTCGTTCACCAGCCAGGCCTTCTCGATGACGTAGCCCTGGGCGACCCGATCGGCCATCGCGATCCGGGCCCCCTGCTCGTACGCGATCGCGGTCTCGGTCCGCGCGATGAGGATCGCCCGGCGGCGGCCCATGTCGTCGAACGTCGCGGTGAGCGCGGCGGCCGTCTTCTGGGCCGAACGTCCGGCGGCCATCGACTCGACCAGCACCGCGCGCAGCCGCGCGCGGGTCTCCTCGGTGATCCCGGTGACGAGCTCGGCCGCATGTTGCTCGAGGAACGCGCTGACCCCCGGATGGTCGAACTCGAACGCGCTCGGGATCCCGATCGACAGCTGGGCCTGCTCGCCGCCGATGACGGCCGCCCGTTCGGCGAACCGGCGGACCGTGGTCCCGAGGATCGGCTCGGCCTCCTCGGTCGCGCGGAGGATGATCGGCTCCCAGTCGTCCTCGCTGGGGGTGCGCCGGACCGCCTCGCTGAACCGGCCGCGCAGCGCCGCGAAGCCGTAGCGGACCCGGTTGCGCTGCCAGTGGAACGATCGCCCGAGCGCGGCGACGTACTCGGCGAGGAGCGCCGCCGTCTCGCCGCGGCGGGCCTCGATGAGCAGCCGGTCGATCGAGCGGATGAGCGGCGCCGCTTCGAGCACCGTCACTGGCCGTTCTTCCCCGAGAGCGCGAGCGCGGCCGTGCGGACGTCGCGCAGCGCCGCGAGCATCGCCTCCTGCTGCTTCTTCGTCGCGCCCCCGGGGGGCGCCCCCGGGAGGACCGGTGCCGGCGGCGGGGTGAGGTTGCCGGTCGGCGCGGTCTCGTCGCCCTCGGGGTAGAGGTCGTCGAGCAGCGAGTCGGTGTCCGACCAGCCGAGGGCGTTCATCAACGCCTTTGAGATCGCCCGATCCGGGAGCGTGCCCGCCGACTGGCTGCCGCCGAGCGTCGCGGCGTCGATGATCGCCTGCACGGTGAGCTCGGGGTCGTGCTCGAGCACGTCGGGGAACGTGATGTCGAAGCTCAGCGCGTCGTCGCCTTCGCCGCCGGTGATAGTGATCACTTCCTGCTCGGTGACCGGATCCTTCTCGACGGTGCCCTCGAGCGGGTGATTCGGGGCGAGGATCGCCTGCTTGATCACGAACGTGAAGACGTCGCCGATGATCGCCTTCCACATCGCCTGGCGCTCTTTGATCCGCAGCTCGGTCGGCCGGTCGAGGGTCTTCGCGGTCGCGAGGTTCCCCGACTTCGAGTCGCCCATCAGGATCGTCTCGGGCAGGTCGACCGACGCCGCGGTCATCAGGCGCAGGGCCCGACCCTCCTCCGGATTCGCCTGCGCGCCCGCGGTCCGGATCGGATCGAGCTTCGCCGCACCATCGGACGAGATGAAGGTCGAGGCCGTCACCGCCGGCGGATTGCGATCGAGGAGCGTGTCGCCCTGATTCGTCGAGATCGTCGTGCCGAGGCGCTTCTTCGCCGCGGCGACCGCCGGCTGGCCGCCCTTCACGATGAGGCTCCAGGCGTACCGGGCGAGGGCCCGCTTCGTCGTCGCGTAGTCCTCGAGGTCCTCCTTCACCGCGCGGGCCCAGTCGAGCGCGGCGTAGACCTCGGGGACCCCGAACCGCATGTCGCTCGTGCCGCCGGTCGCGATGTGCATCACCGGGACGCCCCAGTCGATGACGAACTCGCCGATCTTCGTCGGTCGCGCGCTGTCCGCGGCCATCTCGCTCGCGTAGCGCCAGTCCGGGTAGGCGGTCTTGCGCTGCTCGCCGGTGACGGATCCGCCGGTGTAGTCGATGAGCTGCTCGGTCCACACCCGCTTGTAGAACCACGGCGTGTCGCGGTCCTCGGGGTCGGTGACGATCTCGGCGATCTCGTCGACCGGGAATGCCCGGACCCGGGTCCAGCCGGTCGAGGGGTTCACGAAGAACGCGACGAACAGGTTTCCCCCGAGCATGAGATCGGTGTCGCGCTTGCCGAGCGCCTGGAGCGAGGTGAGCGACTGGCGGTTCTTGCCGTCGTCCCAGAACGCGTGGAGCAGCGCGTCGACATCGTCGTTGCGCGACTTGAAGTTGATCCCCTGGGCCCACATGTAGAACCGCACGACGTTCACCGCGCGCTTGATGAGCGGGTTCTTCAGGTAGTTGATCCGGCAGAGCTGGGTGATCCGCCGCAGCGCGTCGCGCGAGAACTCGCGCGAGCTCTCGGCCGACATCCGCAGCCAGTTGCGGTCCTCGAGCGCGAACTCGAGCTCGGCGATCCGCTCCTGGTAGAGCTCGACCGTGTCGGCGAGCTGATTCGCCTCGCGCGCGGTGGCGACCGCGTCACGCATCCGGTCGGCCTCACGGGTCTCGATCACCGGCGTGCGGCCGCGGAGGGTGTCGAGGAATGACGCCATCAGTAGTCCGAGATCCGGACCGGCTCGGGCAGGTAGATCTCGAGCGCCGCGTTCGCGAGGGCGAGCTTGTTGAACGCCCCGCTCGAGGCATCGACCTGGTCCTTGTACCGGCCGTTCGGGAAGAGCCCGAGCTCGTCGAGGTACGGCCCGTTCCAGGGGCCGCGGAGGAGTCGGACGTTGCCCGCCTCGGCCTGGGCGGCGAACGGCCGGGCCCGGGTGACCTTGTCCCCCGTCACCGGCTCGGCGTGGACGTCATAGCCCGCCAGGCCGCGGATCGTGTTCTCGGCCGACTCCTTGCCGCCCGAGCCCGGCTCCTGCTCGGTCCAGACCTCGACCGCGACGCCGTCGAGCGCGGCGGTCTGCTTGATCAGGGCCTCGCGGCCTCCGGCCGAGAGCTGCGCCCGCACGACGTCCTCGACGTAGAACCGGCCGTCGGTCCCGAGGGCCATCAGGACCCCGGCGCTGTAGGCCCCGCCGCCCTCGGTCCCGGCCTTGTCCCAGTACCGCACCCGGGCCTGGACGTCCGCCTCGCTCGGCCCGGCGTCCACGATGGTGAGCCACTCGCGTTGGAACATCCCGCCGCCGGCCGGTGCCGGGCGCTGCTGGTAGAGCGCCGCGAAGTCGTACGACCCGAGCGAGGCCGCGACCGCCTCGATCGCGTTGAGCGAGAACCGCTCGGCCCACAGGACCTCGCCGATCGCGCGCTCGTCGATCACCTCGACCGCGGCCGGGCTGTCGGTCCGCGAGACCGTCACCGTCCGCGGGCCCGGCTCCTCGGCGAGTGCGGGGAGCGAGAGCACGGTCCACTGGTCGGCCTTCGGGTCGCCGGCCGCGGTCGCGAGCAGCCGGCCGACGAGATCGTCCTCGTGCCAGCGGGTCATCAGCACGACGATCGCGGCCCCGGTCTCGGTGGCCCGGGTGCGGAAGGTCGAGGTGTACCAGCGCCACTGGGCCGCGCGGACGACCTCGCTCTCGGCCTCCTCGCGGTTCTTCACCGGGTCGTCGATGATCCCGAGATGGAAGCCCAGGCCGGTGATCCCGCCGCCGACGCCGGCCGCGCGGAGCGAGCCCCGGCGGTCGACCACCTCGAAGAAGTCCTGGCGCTTCGTCCACCGGGCGTCGCTCTCGTCGGCGAGCCGGGTCTCGGGGAAGAGGCGCCCGTACTCGGCCGAGTCGATGATCCGCTGGGCATCACGGCTCATCAGGTTCGCGAGGTCCGACGAGTACGACGCGAGGATGACGTGCGCGTCCGGATTGCGCCCGAGGGCGTACGCGGGGAGGCGACGCGACACGAGTTCGGTCTTCCCATGCTGCGGCGGGAGGGTCACGATGAGCCGCGGGATCGCGCCCGCCAGGACGAGATCGAGGAAATGCGCGATCACCCGGTGGTGCCAGCTCACCTGGTAGTCGGGGAATGTGTAGCGGGTGAAGTCGAGCAGCGAGGCCCGCGCGGCGCGGCGGGTCTGGAGCTCGCGCGCGGCCGCCGCCGGCGCGATGCCGGTGAGCTCGCGCGGGAGCGTCGGGGCGAGGGTCATGCGCGAACCCAACGGCCGTTGCGGATGAACCCGTGATCGCCGCAGCCATGCTGCAGCAGCGACGGTGACAGCGTGAGCGGTTCCCACGACTCGACCGTCCACTTCGGCGATGCGCCGGCAGCCTCGGGAATGTCGAACGTGCAGAAGCCCTCGTCCCAACCGGACGGTGTCTTCGCGCAGCGGTGGATCACGCTCAGGCCGTACTTCTCGGTCCAGGGCACGGGCTGACCGTCGCGCGTGACACCCTCGCCGCCATGCCCCATGAAGCTGGCCCAGTGGTCATCACCGAGATCGAGCGCGAAGTCGGCGTCCGTCAAAGAGTCCGGCGCATCGACGGGCCTCATGCCGGCTCGCCCGCCGCATGGAGCTCGAGCGCGGTCGCCGCGATCGCCATCAGCTGCGCGTCGCTCAGGGTCGCGACGGCCGATGGCGGGATCGCGCCGGTGTGGACATTGATCGGGTCGCCGCGCACCCGGGCCGCCGTGTTGAGCAGCGACGCGAGCGAGCCGTTCAGCTTCGACCGGGCGTCGATGTGCTCCAGGCCGAGCCGCTCGATCGCGACCACCGTGATCCGGGCCTGCTCGTGGAGGATCTGCAGATCGGTGAGCTCGCGCAGGTCGGACAGCCGGAGCAGCTCGGCCTCGGTCATCTTCGAGACCGCGTCGGGCCTCGGCTTCGGGTGGCGCTGGTGCTTGGTCACGAGCTCGTACGCCCCGTGGGTCTTGTGTGCGCGCTTCGGGCCGGTGGACTTCCCGCCGTGCATCCGGCAGCGGCCGTTCTTCATCACGTACTGCGACGAGCAGGGCGTGCCGCGGCGGGTCTTCGCGCCGCAGATGATCTTCCCGCGGACGAGCATCAGGAAGCGCTCCGACCGACGGCGGCGTCAGTGCCGCCGGCGGCCGTCACGCAGGTGGAGGTGGGGAGGACGGGGGTCATCGCTGCTCGAACGGCACGAGTGCCGCGATCGCGGCCCGGATGCAGCGGCTGCCGTAGACCGGAAGACCGTTGCGCCGACGGGCCCACTGGATCGCCCGCACATGCCGGAGGATCGCCTGCGGGCTTCGCTGATTCGACAGACCGAAGGCCGCGCTGACGACCGCGATGCGCGACTCGACCGATTCGATCAGCCCATCGGGGTCGTCCGCGGCGCCGACGAGACTCGCGCGGCCCAACGCATCGGACGCTGCCCAGTAGCCCTCGTTCGATCGCAAGGCGTAACCGGAAGCGCGGACCTCTTCCACCGCGGGCCATCGTGCGCCGAGACAGTGCGCGCGTGGGCTAGCGAGGGGCCGTTCTTGTCCGCAACTTATCGGACAACGGGGAGCTCATAGCGCGAGCTCACGCCGAGCTTGCGATAGGCGCGCTCGACGAGCGTCCGGACGGTCCCGACGGTCACGTGGAGCTCGCCCGCGACGGCCTTGTACGACCTCCCCGCGCGCAGGAGCCGCACGACCTCGCGCTCGCGCGCGCTCAGCGGCGGTCTTACGTCACGACCGCTCTCCGCTCCCCGGATTCGCTGAGGGCCCGCCAGCCCTCCCCGCGCACCGCGGCCAACGTCGTGCACGGACCGCATGTACCGCACGCGTTGCCGCTAACTGGTTTCTCGCAGGTCCAGGTGAGACCGCCGAGTCCCGCCTCGTCGAGCCGTCGCAGGACGTCGCGCTTCGGGGTGTACTCGAGCGGCAGGATGAGCCGACCGTGCTTGCGACCGAGCCTCTGCGCGGCGTCGAACATCTTGATGAGCGCGTCCCGGCTCTTGAGCGCGCTGTCGCCGAGGACATAGCCGGCGTAGAGATCGTCGTCATCGCCGAGCAGGGAGACGCCGTTCCCGATCCACAGCGGCGGCAGGATCAGTCCATCGCCCTGGTGACGGTTCTTCGTGCCGTCGATCGTCAGAACGTGCTCGGTGAAGTGCGCGCCCCTCGCGCGCAGGGCCTCGCCGATCCGCTGCCTTGCGGCCCGCTGCTCCTCGATGGCGCCGAGGCCCGGCAACTCGATCGTGAGCGTCCAGACGGTCGGTTCGATCGCGCCGTCGCGCACATAGAGCCAGCCGTTGTGCAGCAAATCGTGGAGCACCAGCGTCGAATCATTCCCGCCGGACCAGAGCAGCAGATTCATCGGGCCATCACCGCCCACCGTTCCTCGCGCAACTGCGCGAGCGCCGCCAGACCGATCGCTGCGGCATCGGCCTCGTCCTCGCTGATCTTCGGATCGAGCCCGAGGTATATCGCGACCTGGCGGTACCGATCCTTGCTCCGAGCTCGTCCCGCGAACGCCGAGATCCCGACCGCCGCGCGGGCCTTCGCCGGTGGGATCTCCAGCACCGGAATGTCGAGCCCGAAGATCGAGTCGAAGTGCGCGAGGAAGTAGCCGCGACACTCGCCGACCTTCACGCCCATCCGGGGGTTTTTCGCCGAGACGACCGCACCCTCCATCGCGATCACGTCGGGCGGCCGCCCATTCGGCGCGAGCGTCGTGTCCCAGATGAGATCGTTGAGCATGAGCACGCGGCGCAGCTGATCGCTCTGATAGCGCATCCGCTTCCGCCAGGGCCAATCCCCGGCGGGCAGTAGGCGGCCGGTCCAGCTCGGGCGGTCGGAGCCGTCGAAGTACGCGAGCCCGGTGGCGTGGCTGCCCTCGTCGACGGCGAGCAGCCGCATCAGGCGATCGCCTCAAGCCAGCGGGCGTGCTCGGCGGCGGTTAGCTCATCGACCCGGACTGTGTGTAAGCCTGACCGGACTCCAGCCGGGTCCACTTTGCACACTGGCGTCGCGATCGCGGCGCGCTGGGCGTCCGGGCCGTAGCGGTCGCCCTGGGCGATGGTGCTTTCCCGGATGTATCCCGCGGCCGCGGTCATTGGCGCATGCCCCAGACTCCGCCCACGACGAGACCGATCGCGAACGCGACGAGCGCGATTACGACGATCATCGCAGCACGCCGCGGCGGGCGTTCACAGTTCGCGATTACTCGCGGGCGGGGTGGCTGGAGTCGTCCTGATCCACTCGAGCATCACGGCTCGATCCTTGACGGTTGTGCGCAGGATGAATCGCTCGCCGAGATATGCGCGGACCACGATGGGATCGCTGTTCCGCAGGAAGAAGAAACGCAACCCCTCGTGGTCACGCACTGTGTCGGTGAGATCGATCTCTTTCGGCGGTATCGGCGTCGTCCAGCCGAGGTTGTCATCCACCCCGTAGTGCTCCAGCGGGTGAAGTTCCTGCATGATGCGTGTCTCGATCACGTCAGTGGTCGCCACGTTCATCCTCCCGAACCATGTCGTCCCAGGTTTGCCCGTCGTGCGCTGCCCACGCCCCCGGCCCGCACGTGGTCGCGACCAGGGTGCCGTACAGCGGGTCGTCGCGCAGGTGCACGAGCACCGGCGGATCCAGCGTGACGCGCGCGCCGTTGGTGAGGGCGAAGGAGGTCATCTCGGCGATGCGCTGATGGTGCGCCGTGCAGCGGTCGAACTCGACCGGCCGCAGCACCTCGCTTCCGAGCCGCGGCAAGGAAATCGAGCCGGAAACGATCACTCGCCATCCTCCACCTCCCGGACGACTCGCAGCGTAGGATGCTTCTCGGCGGCCTCCTGGATCCCGCGGGCGAGCAGCTCGAGCAGCTCGTCCTCGGCGTCGCGCTCCTGGAGGTAGCGGTCGATCGCCTTCACAATGCGGCCTCAGCGTTGAGCTCCTCAGGTGCCTTCCGTCGCACGCCGTAGAGCCGCCAGAGCGCCGACTGGGCGAGCGCCTTCCCGAGACCGTCGATGTCTCTCGTGAGCGCGTGCGACGGCGCGAGGCGCGTCGGCTTCTGGATCGTGTCGATGTAGAAGCCGCCATTCTCGTAGTCGTGGTATTCGAGCATCCCCCAGCCGGTCGGGAGCTCCTGGCGCAGGACGATCGCGGCCGCGAGCGGATCGGGGGCCGCGACGTAGCAGAAGTCGGCGAAGGCCCCGAAGCCGTTGTCGGTGTTCGCGATCTGGCCCTTGCGCAGTCCGGCGAGGAAGTCCGCGCGGCTGACCTTGACCTCGACGATCCGGACCTCGGCCGGCAGGACCTTCACCTTCTCGCCGACGTTCTTGGTGCGCGTGAACGAGCGGCCGCCCCACTCCTCGGTGACCTTGCGGTAGACGTACCGGCGCTGCTCGCGCTCGGGCCACAGGGCGATGACGTCCGCGGTCCGGCCACCGAAGCCGTATTCCTCGGCGACGTACAGCGCGCGGAGATCGCCGGCGAACAGCCAGCGGGCGACCGCCCGGCGGATCCGGGTCGAGAGCTCGAGCATTACGCGAGCTCCTGGCCGTCGATCATTGCGGCGGGTCCTCACCGCGGCCGCGGATCGCGGCACCGACGATCTGATCGGCGAGCGCCGCGTCCTCGATGTCACGCCAGACGCCGTCGGGCATGAGCCGCGCGAGCCATTCGCCCAAGTCCCATCCGTCGGGCTTCTGCAGCAGGGCCCAGGCGATCGCCTCATTCGGATCGGTCGGCGGCGCGCCGAGCTCCGGGCGCACGAGCGAGCGGGTGGCGTTGTGGCGCGGCATCAGCTGCACCGCCCGATTGCGCGACCGAACGGGACTAGTGCTCCGGCTTGAACGTCCCGCTGCAGCGTTCGCCGTTGGGCTGAGTCATGAGGCAGGGCATGCCGATTTCCCCCAGCCACCACGTCTTGCGGTGGCAGATATCGCACGACGCTACCGGCAACGCATCGATCCTCAGCCGCTGCCCCTTGTCCGAATGCATGGGTCCATTCTCCTCTCTCCAGTGACGGATCTAGGCCGCGACCGAGGACCGCCGGGTCCTCGCGAGGTACGTCCGATACGTCTGGACGCCGATGGCCGGGGGTCCCTTTCGACCTAGCCCCGACAACCTCGCTCGCCGGCGGCGCGGTGACTTCTCCACCGCGGTCCTCGGTCGCGGAGATGGCGGTCGACGATGCTGTCGCGACCACCGCGCTGCCGTCGAAGCGTTCCCCACCGGGTGAAGTGACGCCTTCCCCGGTTGACATCCCCGTCACGGGAGCCGGAACCTCGCTCGACGGCAGCGCGCTGAGCGCGAGACGTTGCGTGAGGAACGTGCCGACCAGGAGGCCGGCGAGGAACGCGGCGGCGAGCCAGAGCGCGAATGGGCGCAGGGAAGCGGGCCGGACGTTCGGCGCGCCACGGAACAGCACGGGCGGCGGCGGCGTGTATGACCGCTGCCATGTCTGGCCAGCGTCGAGCGAGAACTCCCGCTCCACGTCGTTCAGCCGCGACTCCATCCGCCGCGCGAGCACGCGGATCCCGATCACGCCCGCGATGGTGGCGATGTAGAGCGCCACGAAGGCGACTAGCAGCGTGTCGAACCAGGTCATCGGGCGCCGCCTTCGATGGTCGCGTGCATCTTCGTGTCCGGGATCCCGACGACGTACTCATGCAGATGGGAACCGTTCGACGCGTCGCTCGGATCGTGGAGCCAGTTGAACGACGGGGAGAGCGTGAGCCGATCGCCATCGCGCGCGGTCACGGTCCAGATGTGATCGGTCATCCCCGTCGCGGTCTCGCCGCACGCGCAGTAGGCGACGATGTTGTGCGGGGCGTTTGGGCCGCAGCGCGGGCATAGCCCGTGGACACCGATCAGCGTGACTGCGACGATTCGATGCTCGCTCATCGCGCGCCGCCGATCGCAATGAGCGACATGACCAGGAGGACCACGACGGCGAGGACCAGCGTCCTCATCCGCCCCAGGTCCGATCGGCGATCGCCCACGCCGCGGAGCCGCAGCGCGTGCACGCGCCCGGGAGCTCGATGGTGTCGCGCTCGACGGGTGCCTCGAACGTGAGGCCGCAGGGCGACGTGTACCGCCGCAGCACGCACTTCGGCGCCTCGGCCCGCTTGGTGAGCGACCGCTTCTGCCACGACTTCGCCACTTACGCGCCGGCCTCGTCGTCGAGGACCTGATCGAGATAGCGGCGGAGGCGCAGCTCGGGGTGTTGGATCGCGATGCCGCGGACGTAGCGGAGCGCCCGGCGGAGGTGCGCGTTCTCCGCGTGCAGCGCACCGGCGTGACGGGCGCCCGCGAGCACGCCGGCGATCCAGCCGATGGCGAGGGCGAACAGCGCGGCGGCGAGGATCATCGGGTCGCCTCGCGGACCCGGTCGTACGGCGCGTCGGCGTCGGCCTCGGGGGCGAGGATCGGGGGCTCGGCGGCGGGCTCCTCGGCGGCCGGGATCTCGGGCGCGGGCGGCGGCGCGGCATGGGCAACGGTGGCCGACTCGGGGAACTCCGCGTAGGCCGGGCAGAGGCAGTTGCTCGCCACGCACTCGCGCGCCCCGGTGAACGCCGGATCCCCCGGACCGCGGTGCACGAACCACGGATGCCGGCAGCCCTCGCGGCGGCAGTTCTCGCGGCCCCCCGCGAGCTTGAGCGAGCCGGGTCCAGCGCGGGCGTCCCGCGGGACGTCCGCTCCTATAGGTCTCTTCTCTGTACTCTCCTTAGTCTGCGAGCGGACGTCCCCGGGGACGTCCCGCGGGACAGGCTGCGGACTCCCTTCCATCTGTACTGACTCAAGTGCGCGCTGGCGCCGCGCAGCAGCATCGGTATCGATTCGGTGTCTCAGGGCTCTCTCAGCCTCCACTCGGGTGTCATTCACCTGTCGTTCACCCTTCAGTCGAGCCTCATTCGCCCTCCAATCCGCCTTCCGCTCGCGCTCTTTCCGCCTCCGTTCGACGAGCCGACCGGGCCCTTCCTCCCACCCGACGATGTGCCCGCGCGAATCCCCGGTGACGAGCTCGGCGGTCTGGAGCGCGCTGTACAGCCGGCTGCCGAACCGCTCCGGCAGGCCGACCGCCTTCGCCAGAACGGTGTGCTCGACCGTCCCGACATCACCCGAGTCGCAGGCGTCCCGGGCCCACTGGCAGAGCCGCAGGAACTTCGCCGCCGCGACCTCGATCGGCACGTTTAGTTCACGGGCCAGGCGTGCCGTCTTGCGGTGGGTCCAGATCGAATCGAACACCGGGATCCAGGCACCCTCGGCCATCAGCGCGGCCACTCGCGGATCCGCAGATCCTCGGGCCACTCCTCGGGATTGCGGCCGTGGGACTCGCGGAGCTTGAGGGGCGCCGTAGTCCATTCGCCAGCGAAGCCGTTATCGACCTTCGTGAAGCCCATCGTGCGACCGACCGGATTCGACCCGAGCTGCTTCATGAAGAAGGCCACGTCGCCGGCGGACTGGCACTGCGAGCGGAGCGACCGCACCCAAGTCAGGTCCATTGGCCGAGCACGCGGCCCGCTCTCGCCTCCGACAATCAGCCAGTGAACCGGCGACCTGTCGATCGGCTCCCATGCGCCCTTCCAACTGCTGTACTGGGTATCGAGCGGACCGAGGAGCGGCTCGCACGAGAGGAACCGCACCGCCGCCGGCGTCGCGCGGAGATGCGGCATGCGCTCGTCGAAGCTGGCCTGGTCCTCAACCGACGTGCCGAGCCAGATGTTGTTCTTCGGCGATCCGCTACCGACGACGTTCCTCATGTACCGGGCCATGCGCTCTGGCCGCTTCGTGAGGATGAGGAAGCGATGGTGCTCGACGCGCTCGCTCTCCATCGTGCCGAACACGCGATCGAGGAACGCGTCGGGTACGTCCTCGTGGAACAGGTCGCTCATCGAGTCGACGAAGTAGCAGGTCGGCGTGCGGGTGCGGAGCGGGGCGTCGAGGCGCTCGGGGAGCAGCTGCACGCGGGAGAACGGGAGGTCGTACTGCTTTGGCCAGGGCAGAGCCTTCGGCGCGAACACCCGCGCCCACTCGATGGCGTGACGACCTCGCGGTGTCGGCTCTGACCCGACGGGAGTCCAGCCCGCCGCGACCGCGCTCTCTGCGGCCTTGAGGTTCGTCGCGTACCGCTTGTCGTGGAGCGAAAACGCATAGCACTGATCGCACCCCGCCGAGACCCGTGTGCAACCCGTGGTCGGATTCCACACGGCGCCGCGATAGCCGGGCATCGCGGTCCACTCGATCGACGTCTTGCCGGTCATCAGTTGAGCACCGAGCTCTGGCCGCTCCGCCGATCGAACAGCGTGAACCGGATCTTCGCCGTGTCGTGCAGCCGCATGAAGTGCTCGCGCTGGACCGCACCGACCGTGGCCCGCTCGTCCTCGAAGGCGCGGCCGCACACCGCGCAGGTGAGGACGTAGCGCGTCGCCTGCCGCTCCCGCCAGCGGCGTTCCGCTCGATTCATGCGAACGTCTCAATCGCCCTATCGATCCGCTCTCGCCCGATGGC